GTTTTAGATACCGTAGCAGGATATTAACATGGATTACGAACAGGATTTTACAAAAGACGGATCACTTGAAAACTGGGTAATGCAGAAATGTAATACTTGGCGTGATCATTACGAAGCCAACTATCAAAAAAAGTTTGACGAATACTATAGATTATGGCGTGGTGTCTGGGCAGAAGAAGATAGTATGCGAGCGTCTGAACGATCTCGTATTATTTCTCCCGCATTACAACAAGCTGTTGAGTCTAGTGTCGCAGAAGTCGAAGAAGCTACGTTTGGTCGTGGTAAGTTCTTTGATATTAAGGATGACATGGTTGATCCTAACCAAGGTGACATCCAACTTGTACGGGAACAACTCACAGAAGATTTCCAGTATGTGGGGGTGCGTAAGCAAATCGCTGAGTGTCTTATCAATGCCGCCGTGTTTGGTACTGGTGTTGCAGAGATTGTAGCCAACGAAATTAAAGAGTTTATTCCTGCAACCCAACCAATCCTTGACGGTGAAATGCAGGCAGTTGGTGTGATGGAAACAACACGTACTGTTTTTACTTTACGTCCTGTTATGCCCCAGAACTTTTTGATTGATCCTGTTGCGACTAGCGTTGAAGAAGCACTGGGCGTTGCGATTGATGAGTTTGTTCCTTACCACCAAGTTAAAATATTACAAGAGCAAGGTATTTATAATGATACTGAAGTAGGAACTGCACCTCCTGACAGCGATCTTGAGCCAGATCAAGACTTGACTGTACACTTTGAAGACAAGGTGCGTCTGACCAAATATTATGGTCTTGTTCCTCGTGATCTCTTTGAACAGAGTGCATACGACATGGAGGACAATGAAACCGAAGAGTCAAAAGATCAATATATTGAAGCAATCATTGTCATTGCAAACAACAGTACACTTCTGAAAGTAGAAGCAAACCCATATATGATGGAAGATCGTCCTGTTATTGCATTCCCTTGGGATATCGTACCAGGTCGTTTTTGGGGTCGTGGTGTTTGTGAAAAAGGTTACAACGCACAGAAAGCTCTCGATACAGAACTACGCGCACGTATTGATGCCTTGGCATTGACTGTACATCCAATGATGGCTGTAGACGCTTCTAGGCTCCCTCGTGGTGCTAAGCTAGAGGTACGTCCGGGCAAAGCAATCTTGACTAATGGTAACCCTTCAGAGATCCTTCAGCCATTTAATTTTGGTACGCTTGATCCTAATACCTTTAACCAAGCGGCTACCCTACAGCAGATGGTACAGCAAGCAACAGGTGCTATTGATGCCGCAGGGATTCCTGGGTCAATCAATGGAGACTCAACAGCGGCAGGTATTTCAATGTCACTGGGTGCTATTATTAAGCGGCACAAGCGTACATTGATTAACTTCCAAGACTCGTTCTTACTACCGTTTGTAACTAAAGCGGCTCATCGGTATATGCAATTCAGTCCTGAGTTGTATCCAATCAAAGACTTTAAGTTTGTTGCAAGCAGTTCACTTGGGATTATTGCTCGTGAATATGAAGTCACTCAGTTAGTTCAGTTACTACAAACTATGAGTCCTGAGTCTCCTATGTATCCAATGTTGATTGAATCAATTGTGGATAATATGAACTTAAGCAACCGTGAGCAAATCATTGAAGGATTGAAACAGGCTAACCAACCTGATCCTCAACAACAAGAAATGCAACAGATGCAAGTACAAATGGAAATGGCTCAGAAGGAAGAGACCATTAAAAATATCCAAGCACAAACTGCTGAGATTCAATCGCGTGTACAACAGAATGAGATTGAGTCGCAATTGCTTCCATTGGATGCAGAGACACGTCGTATTGCGGTACAGCTTAAGGCAGGCGGTAGTGATGACGTAGATAAAGAGTTTGAGCGTAGAGCTAAACTTGCAGAGCTTGTACTCAAAGAACGTGAGATTGCAAGTAAAGAAGACATAGTTGAACAACAAATGAGGAAATCTAATGGTAGTTACCAAGCGTGAGTTCCAAGAAATCATTGATCAAATGAATGGTATCTTGACAAAACTTGACAGCCGTATCAAAG